AACCTACTGGACCGAAATTTATCAATGTCGGGCAATTTGGTGGACCGAAATTTATAAGGCTACATACGGGGAATGGACCGAAGCTTATCAATGTCGGGAATGTAGATACCGGTCCGAAACTTATCACGCTCGATACGCTTACTGGACCGAAGTTTATCAATGTCGGGAATGTCGACACCGGACCGAAATTTATCAAGGAAAAGCTGGGTGCCGGACCGAAGTTTATGGCACTGCAAAAATTCGGTATCGGACCGAAGCTTATCAATGTCGGGAATGTCGATACTGGTCCGAAACTTATCACGCTCGAGACGCTTACCGGACCAAAGCTTATCAATGTCGGGAATGTCGATACCGGTCCGAATCCTATAATCGTCGGGAAGCTTACTGGACCGAAACTTATCAATGTCGGACATACAATTGGACCGAAACTTATAAGGCTACACACGGGGAATGGACCGAAACCTATAATCGTCGGGAATGATGGCGGCAAATCGAAGCTTATCAATGTCGGTATATTTGGAGGATCGAAGCTTATCAATGTCGGTATGTTGGGCACACTGAAACTTATCAGGGTAGGTATGGTTATCGGACCGAAGCTTATGGTGCTGCAAAAATTCGGTATCGGACCGAAGTTTATCAATGTCGGTATACTTGGTATGCTGAAGCTTATCAATGTCGGTATGTTTGGAGGGTCGAAGCTTATCAATGTCGGTATGCTTGGCGTACTGAAGCTTATCAATGTCGGTATGCTTGGCGTACTGAAGCTTATCAATGTCGGTATGGTTATCGGACCGAAGCTTATAGATGTAGGTATGTTCAAAGGACCGAAATCTATCAATGTAGGACATATAATCGGACCGAAACTTATAAGGCTGCATACTGGAAAAGGTCCGAAATTGATGATTGTTGGGAATGTCGGCATCGGACCGAAATCTATGATAGTTGGGAAAACAAGCGGTCCGAAGGTTATGTTCGTTGGGAAACTCAAAGGTCCGAAAGTTATGCTGGTCGGCAGATTAAGCGGTCCGAAGTTGATGGTGCTGCAGAAATTAGGTATCGGTCCAAACCTTATCACCGTCGGTATCGGAGGGTCGACCACGATTATTGACGGTATGTTTATTGGTCCGAGTGGTCCTATGTCCAAGCACGGGAACACGATCGGAGGAGGCTGTACGTTTATGGTCGGGAACGTTATGTCGGGTATGTTTATCTGGGGTATGTCTGGTATGTTCGGTATTATGATTTCAAATGGCGGATTGGTCGCAATCTTCGTTGGTTCCGCGGATACGGTTCGTTCGGTCGGACTCTGTATGATCGTACATTTCGTGCTGCTTATCTGGATCACCGGGTCGATAGTGGTGTTCGCCGCATATGTGTGCGTTCCGGAGAGTTCGGTCGTCGTGAAGCTTCCGTCGCCGAAGTCTATCCTGAAGCTCTTGAACGACCCGACCACATCGACATTGTAGTTGGCGATAGTTCCGATAGTCGGATCGGTTGAGACTATGGAGAAGAAAAACGTCACGTCTGGGCAGGTGTAGTCGTCGAATATGACCGCCAGCTCTGAAAGGTTTCTGATTCTCCAGTCAAGCGATTCCTTGTCTTCGGTGAAGTTGTAGCCGATGAAGTTTTCGATCTTGATTATCGCGTCGACCAACTGGTTGTGGTGTTCCGCTATTACGAAACCCCTGACTTCGGATCCGGAATAGTTGAACTTGGTCTTGTTCCCCCCGAGGTTCCTCACGCAGTTTTTGAACTTATTGATCTTGCCGTTGCCGTCTTTCTCCACGCTGTTGTAGTAGAAAAGCTCTCCGTCTATGTTCGCAAACCCGTTTTCCGACCATATCTCCATGCTTCCCAAGGCTACTGGCTTGATGTCAATCGATTCCTCGTACGGATGATTGTCGACGGTGGTTGTGGTCTCCGACGTGTTGTACACCAGGAACAAAGTACGATCGGTGTCGTATTTTTTCGGATATACAGGTGTTGGAGGGAAATTACTAGGCATTTGTCTCTTATTTATAGGTTTGGGGTTAGAAAATACTCATAATCCATTGTTTGCCGGTAGGTCTGTAGGATACGCTGCTGAATGTAAGGCTTGTCTCGTTGAACTTTATGAAGGGCTTGTTGCTGTAGTCGAAGCTTATAAACGCTGTTTTCTCCCCGTCGGAGCATGCGACCATGGTCTGAGACTGACTGTCGAAACCGACTACGGTGTTGTCCTGCAGGAGCCTGAAGGACGCCGAATTGACTCCGGTCCCCCCTGTCTCCCAGACATTCGTAGTCGGGTTGTAGGCTGATATCGAGCCGCTGTTGTTGAAGAAATACACTCCCTGGCTTAGCGTCACAAGTTGACCCTCGACCTTCGCCGGACCAGTCATGTCGTTCATCTTCCTGATGTCCACAAACAATTCGGATACCGTGCCTGAAGTCTTGTAGAAGTTTTTTATCCTGAAGAAGTTACCGACCCCCTGGTTGCGCAGGAAGAACCCGGCCGTATCCTTCCAGCAAGACCTGTAGACGCTCATGTGACCTTGCTGCGGCTCTCCGTAGGAGTCGTAAGTCACTTCGTTGTTCTTTAGTTCCTGCGCGCCGTTCTTGTAGTTGGAAGTCGACAGCGTGGAACTTGATGACGTCATGTTCTGGAGGTTCGTGGTGGTCTTTTCCTGGTTCGTTAGGCTCGTGTTCGGCAATTGGCTTGCTGCGATGCCGCCAAGCAAGAAGTACAGTTCGTTCGAGTTGTGCATCTCGACCCAGTTCCAAGGTCTGTATACTGGGTTTTTGGAAGTGTACGATTGCGCGAACCCGTTGAACTCGTTCACGATTATTGTTTCGGTCGATGGCGATTCCACCGAACTCCTTCCGCTGGCGTTGAAGACCAGACCGACGCCGCCGTTGCCGGAAGGGGTCGTGCCGCGCGGGGCAAAACCGTTGTTCCTGGAGAATTCGCTTTTCTGCTGATCCTCGTTTGGCTCGCCGTCAAGGAATGAGTCGTCCGTGTTTATGGTTAGGGGGCTGGTGAAGTTGGTCTTGAACGTTTCGCTTATGAGACCGAACTCGTAGCTGCTGACTTCGCCCGTCGAAGTGTAGTTCCACAACCAAAGGTTGTATTTCTCGACTACGTCGATGGAGTTCTCGTAGTTCGTTATCCTGTAGGCTCCGTAGGCGGTGTCGGTCCTCAATATAAGGTCGTAGATCCCTCCGATGCTGTAGGAAGCCCTGGCGGAAGACGAGTTCGAGTGGGTCAGATCGTCGGACAGAGCCCAGCTGTAGTTGACGATCGGATCTATGGGCGCCCCTCCTGAAAGTTCTTCCCCGGCGAAAGACTTGCCGTTGTTCGGGTTGATCGAAGGTAGCTGTGGCACTTCCGCGTCCACAAACGTGTTTATTGGAGTCCTTACCACCGGCGTAGTCGTGTATGGACCGTTGACTGGATCTCCGCTCCTGGTCAGAATCTGGTTAGCCCTCAAGTTGTAGTTTATCACGGCTTCGTCCGGGGCTTCGTATCTGGGGTTTATGTACTCAGGGAAAACCACCGTGTCCGATCCGAAATCGTTTGTGACCGTTAGTTTCACGTCGTATATTCCTGGCTTCGCGTAAACCTTCCTTATTTTACCGCCGTCCATGTCCTGCACGATCACGTTGTCTTGGGTTACCGGACCGTCTGTCGTGCTTATGGTGACTATGGAAGGTCCGGTGTTGTCGCCGAAATCCCAAATGTAGCTTATGACCCCGGACGTGCCATCAGTCCCAAGCCTGAAGCTTAAGTCCTTGAACTCCACGGTCAACGGGGTCAGACCTATCTTCTTGTCGGCTGTGAACCAAGCCTTCGGCACCAGGGCTATCTTTCGAACGTAGTTCGTCCTCTCCTCCATGGTCCCGACCAGTGGCTGGGACGCGATATCGCCTTTCTTCCCGGCTGTTTGCTCTATTGCTATTATGGTGTCCTTGATGGCGTTGTGGTGCTGAGCCATGACGTTCTGCGTGACATTCGTTATGTCCCTTGGCTTCACCATGTCCTGGAATCCCGGAAGTATCTCGAGATTGTCGAACGAGACTTGGGTTCTGCTCCCGTAATAGAACGACAAAGCCCTGACTTCCGCGTCGCTGCACTGTTCCGTCAGGGTTATGAACCCGGTGCCAGGAAACCTCTCTATGGTCTCGTAGTCGCCATACACCGATATGGTGGTGTCTCCAGGGTTGTAGTCGGCGGACAGCTTGACCCTCAAGCTGTCGTGCACAAGGAACAATGTGTCGTCCGAGTCGATGCTCGTGGGGAATGTCGGGTTTTCTGGTATGGTCATTAATACACCACTATGCTTTCGGTAAGGTATGTCCTCTTGCTCAAGGAGTTTTCAAGAACGACTATGAGTGAGGGTTTGTAGTTTCCCTTCTTTTCATAGACGAACTTGACGGAATGATTGTTGGGGTTGTTCTCTTGATAGCTCTGATTCTGGACCGGCACTCCGTCTATGGTTCCCTCGCCGTCGAAAATCCAGTATCTCTGCACTATGTCGCCGTCGGTTTGGTCGGTGAAGACGAACTCTGTCGGCGTCGTGCTTTCGAGCGTCGCCGTATCTGACGAGACTCCTTGTATCGGTCTTATGTAGAAAAAGGAGTTGATGTCCTGCTTGCTGACGGTGATGTAGTTGTCCTTCGTCATGACGCCCTGACCTCCAAGGCTCGAAACTATGTTGAGCTGGACTGTGTAGGCGCCTTCGTTCTGGTAGGTGTGTGTCGGGCTTTTCTCGACCGATGTCGTTCCGTCTCCGAAATCCCAAAAATGCCTGATGAGGTTTCCGGTGCTGAAATTCTGGAATCTCACCTTCAGTGGCGGCGCCCCGGATATCCTGTGAGCCCTGAATATGGCTTTCGGGGAAAAGAATATGTTCTCCTGCCTCTTGAGTATGCCGTTGAGCGACGTGGACAAGGGGCTGGAAGATACACCTAGATTGTTCTCTATGTTGTAGACCGCGTCCCTTAGGGCGTTGTGGTGCTCTGCCGCCACCACGTTCCCGACATGTGAGTTTGCCGACCAAGTGGTTTGCTTGGATCCGGCGAAACCCCTTGCTAGATCGCTGAAAACCCCTGGGCTTTTGACGGCGTAATAGACCAACTCGTGGTTGCCGGATTTCCCCGGAGGCGGTCCGATCCGAATGACGCCCTTGTCTGGGAACTTGTCGTTGTTCTCGACTATGATGTACTTCCCGTTGAACGCGACGGATTGGCGCAGCACGGTCTCCGCGTTGTTTTTCACCTCGTAGAGCACTTCTTTGTTGTCCAGGGCTATCGGGTACACGGAAAGGTTTCCTATGGCGTAACCCGAATCGAGCGTAGATAGTCTAGTCGCCATGTTTCTCCTGTTTGTTTGCCAGAGACATTTCCGCCTGCTGCTTGATGTGAGCCATCTGCCCGTGCCTCAGCTCGAGGTTCTTGACCGTCTGCTGCTTGATCGGCAAGTCGTCAGGCAAAGCCATGACGGTCTCGATAATCTCCGTGTCGACCGTCGAGTGGAGCAGCATCTTCAGGTTCACCTTCTGCAAAAGTTTCTCGTTCCAGTATTGCTTCTGGGAATCTATGTCGTCGTAGTTCCTCAGCGGCTCTATCTTGTTCAGGCTTTCGAAGGTTATGACGAAGAAGTTAGCCTCCTCCTCTAGATGCCTCATCTTCTTGGTCAGAACCTCAAGATTCTTCTCCGACAAGACTTTTTTCCTTCTCATCTTCCTGATGCCGATCTCCATTTCCCGGAGTTCCGAACTAGAATCCTCTTTGCCGATCCTTTTCCTTAAGGTGTCCTCTAGTTTATCTATGTTTATGTCGATCAATTCTAAGTTGTCTTTGCCGTCATCAATCTCAAGCATTATGGACTCGAGAGACTCGTGTCTCGTCTTGATCTCCCTCAGGCACTGCCACATCTTGGACTGTATCGTTGGCTCTTTGTTGATGATGAAGTACTTCATCTGGAAATAGCTGTGCCTTTCGGCTATCTCGTTCTTTAGTATTTCCTTCATTTCGACCATGAGTTCATTTGTTTTTTGCATTTTTCACCTCGGTTTAATTAGAGTAAAAGAACTTGGATTGATTTTATTTTTATTTCACTTATAATCTTTTACCATGATTCTAAAAGGAAAAAAATTCTACCTCAGCGGACCTATAGAGTTCAGCGGGGATGACTGGCGCCCAGAACCGAAAAAAAGGCTGAAATCAGACTTCGGCATCGATATTTTCGATCCCTACGAGGAATCGAAGCTCCTCTGGCACGAAAGAATAGCCAAAGCCAAGGAAAACCTCGACTTCGATGATCTGGTTGCCGTGTCCAAATCGATAGTCTCAAGGGATTTGGGCATGGTCCACAGGTCGGACGCTCTGGTCGCGTGCCTTCCCTATAAGATCCCGACAATAGGGACCCACCACGAGATCATAGAAAGCATGAACACCGGTAAGCCAACCATGATCGTCTGCCCGGAGGGCAAAAGCAAGATTCCCATATGGCATTTCGGGTTCGTGCCGCTCGAGTGCATTTTCGGCTCGTGGAACGAATTGTACGCGTACCTTTCCGAAGTTGAAGCCGACAGGGCTGGAGACAGAAGGTGGGACTTCATCAGGAACGTCGACCAAGTTTGAATCTGTCTTTCGAATAGTATGCTTCTAAAGCAAAGGCTTGAAGCAAGAAACTGATTTTAGCGGCAAATTCAAAATGTTGAACCAAGAACGTTCGCAAAAATGACCCTCGACCGGATTGTTGGTCGAACACAAGCTCGAATATATTCTTTTGTAGCTTTCCAAGCTCCTCTTCATGATGAACTTTTTGCTTACGGAGAAAATACCTTTGAAAAATACGTTTTCGCTCACGACATAACTCTCGCCGGTGGTCGACTCCCACCATTCCTTCAACGAAATGAAGTTGGAATCTCCCGGGAAGTCACACAGTCCTTCATAAAAACAGAAATCCTCTCGGTTGGAATGATAATGTCCGTGTTGCAGTCGATGCGAACTCGCGCTGAAGCCATTATTCCATATGTTTGTCATTATTTTCTTGAAGTCTTTCTGGGAAAAATCAAAATGATCTCTGTATCTTCCTTGCGAAAAAGTCATGATTTCATCCAGATTGTCGTAGTTCGTGATTATGTGGTGTAGATACGTATGGGATTCTCTCCCGACATTTGGAAGTGAAATGGAACTTTGACTTATGTCGTCCGATCCCTTGTTGTAAATCTGAAATTTATCAAATTCAACTATCCAATCAATGTCTTCATTGTATCTAGAGACAATCAACATATGACTCCTGATTTTACGTTATATATAAAATTGGGAGTCGGATTTTCGGACTTCATCAGGAATTCAGGCTAAATAGGGCTCATCCTGTACTCGAATATGTCCGAACCGTCGTTGCTGTGTGGCGTCACCAAAAAAGACGACATGCAGAAATCGCACGTTATGTGGTCGATGTCTGGAGACCTGTTCTCCTTTTCTTTCACCCCTTTAGTCACAAGGCTTTTGCAGTTAGCGCACACGAACTCGCAGAATGTGTTTCCGTTGCTGAACGTCATTTCGAGCTTCATCGAACCCTCCGTCAAGATAACCTGGCTCCGACTATAGCCTTGAATTTGTAGCCCATCTCAATAGCCGAACTAGCCCACGCGATCTTGCATTCCTGCAACGAGTCAAGCCTTGGGAAGTCTCCGACCTCCGAGTTGGCGTTCCTGTGGAACATTATCCCGTTTATGGTCCCGTCGACGAAATTCCATTTCCTGTCCACGACGGGGAACAATATGTCCCTTTCGCTTTCCGTGAAATAGGAGTATTTCTCCTGTATCCTTTTTGTCACTATGTTTCCGGATATGACTATGATATTCCACTCCGAAGTGGGGTTCTGCATGCCCTTGCTTATGAGCGACGTGTAGGTTCCCTCCCCGCGCAAGACATCGCACGTCTGCGCGATCTCATCTTCGTTCTCCCTCGCGATACCGTCCTGTATGACGCATACGATTTTAGCGTCATCGCATATTCTCCTTATCGATTTCACGGTGATCTCGACATGTTTCGGATTGCCGTCGGGAGACAATATGATATATCCGTATTCCAAGTTCTTGTATTCGTTCATTTTTTTCTCATGCCAATGAAACATCGAAGTCTATTCTTATCGTATCAGTCGAGGTTATCTCGTTTTCAAGCGAAAAAGCCCCGTTCTCGAAGTCCTCGCTGTAACTGTTTAGGGTCCAGTCGATGCCAGGATTGCTCCCTGGGGCGTATATGCTGGACGTCTTGTCTATCCTCGTTCCGTTTATGTATACCCTGAGGCTGTTCTCCATGTACGGAGTGCTCATCATCGTCACTTCATAGTTCTTGTAGTCCGAGGTTATTGGCTCGACTCCGTAATAGTGCCCATGGGCGAATGTGCTTGATATCCCAAGGAGTGGCTTGATAACGTATGGGGCGGACGGACTGGTTGGGGCGGTAATGTCCCACGCTATGGTGTCGGATGGCTGGAACGAAATCGAACCCTCGTTGAAGGACACTATGTTGCTGGCCGTGTAGACCTCGAAGCTTATGCTTGTGGCTTCGTCCGCGATCATCGCCAGCTTTGACCTCTCGGCGTCCAGCATCCTTACGAACGAAACCGGGTTGACCACGCTATCGTATCCAAGGGTTATGTTGATGTAGTCCAGTTCGGTGTTGTCGACGGACAGAGTCCCGTCTGAGTGGCTTCCTATGGAGTGCATCGACTCGTCGACCGAAGAGTCCTTGAGGTTTCCGTCCTGGTCTATGGACTGGCTGATCCTGTTCGAGATGTTGCCTTGCGTCCCGGCTCCGAGCCTCAATATCTTCGAGTTGTTCTCCAGTTCCGCGTTTATGACCTCGTCTCGCAAAACCAGCATCTTTATGGGCATGTTGTCGTACTCCCAGTGATACGGCTGCAACGGGCTGTATTCGGGAGTCGGAAATTTCGATAAGTCTGGCATTTTTTCCTTTTTAGCCTAGAGAGGCTTCTTTGGTTTCGTAATCTTCCAACCTTTTTGGTTTACATATATATAGCTTCTTACATTGTTTGTTTTTTTCGACTCTCCGGAAGCCGACTTCTTCTTGCTCATTTCAAGCCAGTAGTTCATATTATGCCACCTAAGTTGTAAAGGTCGAATTCGAGGAACTCTTCCCAGGATTTCTTGTCGGACTTGGCGTTTGTCCGCTCTTTTTCGATCCAATCCATTATCGACTGGAACTGGTCGCCGTAGTTCCCGATTATCTCGTCGTCCTTGCTGACATCACGCAGGAACCTGTAGCCCACTTGGCAATCCTCGGGGAAGGTCATCTCCACGTTCATCTTCCCTTCATCCTTGATGTGGTTCACGATACCGCCGTAACCCAGAGGTATGAGAGAGAACTTTCCGGGCTCGGCTTGTCCGTTGCCGAGAATCACGGGGGACGTGGCGAACTTGTAGGCGTTGGCGTAAGTCGTGCAGATGTCTGCCGGGCTTTGCCTCTCCACGAGGACGCCAGTCACCATGAGGATTTCCCCCTTCAGTATTTTTCTTCTGGCGAAAAGACCCTTCCCGGCGTTCTTGATCGTGGAATCCTTGACGTAGAACCTGTCGTCGCTTTCGTGGTAGGTTAAATTCTTGGTCATTCTATGGATCCTTTCTTTATGGAAGAGTTGATCTCCTCGAGAGTGACTTCCCTTCCCATGAACTCCGAGAAACATTCGACGAAATGGCTCAGCATCGACATGACGAGCGACTCTTTTATGTCCGGTCTTTGGTCTATCATGTTCTTGGCGTTGCTGATGGAGTCGGAGTCGATGCCCCAGTCGAACACCTCTCCGTCCACGACTATCATGTTCACCGGCTTGTTGCCGGTGTCGGCGTTGTTGACCTGTACGATTTTGAGATTTTTCATCAAACGAACGAAAGCCTCCAGTTGAAGGTCACTTGCATCACTTCGGTCTTGTTTAGGTCCGCGAAGGTCACCATGCTGTAGAGGTCGCCATTGGACATTTGCAGAGCCATCTCGTTTATCGCGTAGCCGTTGGCGTCGTCGAACGTCAGCACGGACGTGAATATTGCCTGGCTCGATATGTTGGCATCCACGTGGCTTATGACGGGCTTGCTAGACCTCGTGATGCCGAAAAGACCGTTCCTTTGCGTCTCGACGCTTTTCAGCGTGCCGCCGCTCGTGCCGCCGTCCCCGAAAAGCATCCTGCTTATGAAGTATTCGTAGGAACTGCCGACGTCGTTGGCTAGGCTTCTGGCTAAAGCCTCCCTCCCTTTCCTCAATATCGTGTTCGGAAACTCCCTCGTTTCCTTCGTGCCGTCGCTGAACTCCGTTATCATCTGGACCACGCCCTTGATCGTCACCGGATCATGCTCTTCTATCATAATTCACCTTTTTCCTTTTTACCGTTTTTGTACTCTATGGTCATCTGGACACTCTCGCTTTGCGAAGTGGTTTCCGAGACCGCCTCGCCGCCCGAACTAAGCGGCAACATCGGCATCATCGGCGTCACGTTTTCCGTGACATATCCTAACACCTCGTTGCCCCTCCTGTCAATTCTCTGGAATGTGGCTTCCGGAAGGTTGAACTGCTGACCTGGTATGGTCACGTCTACTGTCTTCGTGTATTTGTAGATGTTGAAGCTGACCGGCGTGCCTCCTGCAGAAAGCGTCTTCCAGTAGTTCTCCGAGCCCTGCAGGGCGGTCGTGGTCTGTCCGGAAGGGTTGTCCCCGTCTATATCGGACATGAAATACAGGTCCCCCTCCATCTCGACCAGGAAATTCTCCTTGAAGCTGTCGTCCTCCAGAGGAGTCGATATGAGGTTGTTGAACCCGTTGGATACGCCCAACGAAGACTCCAGGTTGCCAGAAGACTGAAGTTTTATCCCCTTGTAGCTCAGGTAACCTATCTCCCCGTCCACGACCCTCCTGCTCATCTCCAGCGTGTAGCCTATCATGTCGCCGCCGCCGTAGTTTTCCAGGTAGAACTGGTCGTCCTCGCCGTCGATGAAGCCGGACATCCTGTATTCGGACCCGGATATCTTCTGGTAGTCGCCAACCAGGAAAATTTCGCGCACGTCGATGAGGTTGGAGTTGTTGACCTTGGTCCTGCCTCTGGACGAGACAGAAAGGGCTCCCTCGTAGCTCGTGAACAACTCGTTCCCGTACTGGTCGTACGCCGTGTAGGTCAGACCATTCGCCGAAGACGAAGGCAGAGATCCGTTGTCCCCGAGGATTATCGACCCGTCCGGCATGATGTCTATGATCTCGTAGGGGGTCGCCGAGTAGGATGGTATCTTTATCTTCCACGAAGCCACCGCCATGCCGTTGGAAACCTCCCGCAAGGACTTGAAACTAGAGAATTCGTTGCTAGGGTCGGAGAACTTGAACAGGTTGTCCTGGTAGATGTCGCACGTGCCAACGGCTGCGGATATAGGGTTCGACACACGGAAGGAAAAAGCCTTCTGGTTTATGGCTAGCCTGGCGCTGAACGTTGAGTTGACCACGTCGATTGGCTCCGGCATCGAAGCTATCACGACCGTGTTCTTGGTCGGGTCCGTAATGTTGTACTCGCCGGCGAGCGACCCGGTCAGTATCTCCAGTACGGAGGTGCCGTCTTTCATCATGCCGACCCTCTCGAAGTTCACGTCCCCTGAGAAAAGAACTATCTCGTCGTTGTATGCGGTCCCGGAGCCGGAATGGACGAGTTCGGAACTGGCCAGTTCGTCCCTTAAGACCGAGAAGCCCGTGGCTCCCTTCTTGATAGCCCTGTTGAACCACATCTGCGCCGATCCGGATATGACGAAATCGTTGCCGAAATACTTGACCAGCATGTCTAGAGACTCGACTGGCGGCTCAACTAGCTCGTTGATGCCGCCATATATGTTCATGACATGCAGCACGGCATGGAACGGCATGGATTCCGTCAGTATCTCGTTGGCTTCCATGACCCTGTCGTTGCTCAGCTGCTCTATCTCCAAGTCTATGTTGTACTTGCTGCTGAGGCTGCTGAAGCACGGGTCCAGGAAGTCCTTGTCGATGTCGCAAGGCGACTTCGAGTTTCTTATGGACCCGTTGTATTCATCCATGTTGTAGATGTTTTCGCTGTACGGGAACTCGGTCCTGATCTTGCCGAACACGACGTCGTCGTGGAACGGGTTTTTCGTCGGTATCACCAGGTCGAACAGGGGATCGTCCTCCTCTATGACCCTGACGTTCCAGTTCTTGACCGGGTACTGCTGGTTCCTCTCGTCCCTGGAATCGGCGAGCGACAGCGTCCTTATGTAGTCTTCTATGTTCTGGTCGTTCACGGTCTGCACGTCCCTGTATTTGTACACGACCCTGATCGTGTCGCCGACATCGAGAGAAATCGAACTTACCGAGAGCGAGTCCCCGACCCAAGTCATCGTGGACACTCCATCCTCGTAGCCGAAGAAGACGTAATCGGAGGTCAAATCCTGCCATGTGTCTGAATCGTATTTCCTTATTCGCAGTTCGAAGTTGTCGAAGTCAAGCGGCAGAGCCACCCTGGAGAGATCCCATGTCACTTGGGTCCGGTCATACGTGAAAGCGTCCTGCCACGTGTGGTTCGATATGACCTGCCACAACCTCGTGTACTTGAGGAACTTTATCCCGGCTTGGTCGAGCGACTCCTTCAGACCGGAAATCGTTCCCTTCTTCTTGAACAGTGGGACGGCCCGCTTTATCTGCCTCCTCCACCTGTATGGGTCATTTGACTTGAACTTCAAGTGGAAAAGGCTCGAGAGGAACGGAAGGAACTTCTCCGAAATCACGTTGGCGTCGAACAGGTCTATCATCTGGTTGGCGTAATCCTCCAGAACCGTGAATCCGTCAGCCACTGACTTGTTCATTTTGTCCATGACGTCCGGGGTCCTGTCCATCGCGCTCATGCGTATCTTGAACACCTCCGGCGTGTACCTTTCCATCAGGGTCTCGTATTTTTCCGGCTTCGTGACGTGCGAAGGTATGGTGGTGGTGGATGTCGTGTCCCCGGACATGTACAGTTTCTGGTGGCTCGAAATCTGGTCCGCGGCTATGACCGGCGTCCAGACGTAGCAAACGAAATAGTCGCCCTCTCGGAACCCTGACGATTTCCAGACGAACCTGAAACTGCCGTACGCCTGGTTGCCTTCCGTGTCGGTGTCGACCTTCTCTATCATGGCGTTCCCGGTGTCGGTCGAAAACCAAGCCGGGAATGTCGAAGTCCCGATCGTGTGGACCGGAGTTGCGTCCTTGTAGTAGAACGGCTGTACGTTAGTCCCGCTCTCGAGGTCAACCCTCAGCCTCTTCGCCTCGAATATGTTCTGCTCGGTCGGGTAGTCGCAAGCCTTTCTCTCGGCTTTTACCGTTTCGATCAGCTTCTGGTTGTCGTATATCCTGTCTTGGTATTCGTTTTCGTTGAGCTGCTCGAAGCTCCTCTCGATGAAGTATATCACTATCTTGTCGACCTTGTACGGATCGGAAGGGCATCCGCTCTTGTCGGTCGTGATGAAGTCGAACAACACCTCATCGCCTATCTTCGGGTTCTGGTCGAATCTTGTTGGTTCCATCTTTTCGCCTTATTCGTAAATGAATCCCAGGTCTATGATGTCGTCCCTGATGATCTCGAAGAACTTCACCGTCACAAGGCTGGACGCAGGAACAGCCTGGTCGGTGTTGAATGTGACGTCCACCCTCTGGATTTCCTTGAGGTCCGAAAGCTCTTTCGTGATGTCGGTGTCCTTGAGGCTCTGACCGAACTCCCAGCGGTGTATGTTGAAGAACGCCGAGACCCGGTTAAGTATCTTCACCCGTAGCTCGTCCTCGAACTTGCGGTAGAACTTGTCCATGGTCACGGACATGTTCACGTCGACGTTGACTATCGTGCCGTCCTTGATGCATATGTAGTCGGTTATCATCTTCTTGCCCTCGAAGTAGTCGAGCAGGTCGATCTTGAGCTGGTCACTCGGAATCTCGAGCTTGTCGTTGTCCTTCTTCGCCAGTATGTACAAATCCACTATGTTCGCCGCGCACCCGTGGTTCCTCAATATCGCCACCGATTTCCCTATCGCCCCCTGGTATGGGGTGGCGAACTGGTCCGCCAGGGTCTTGTAGTCAAGACCGGTGACCGCCCTGTCCTGGGTCCTGAGGTATAGCGGCAGCTTCCTCCTTATGTCCTCTATGGAATCCCCGTCGTAGCCGTACTGCGCCTTCGTGTAGTTGTTGAAGAAAACTGGCACTGGGTATCCCAAGCCAGGAACGTCCACCAGGGTGGATTTCTGTGTTGAGTTCGTTATGAGGTTGCCCTGGACGCCTCCCCCGATCCTGTAGGATATGAAGATCAGCGATCCGACAGACGGTATCATGCCGGCTACGCCGTTTCCGAACATGAAGTAAGCCGTGTATTCGGAGTCGAACTCCACCCTGTACTCCTTCCTCGGCTGCGAATCCGTGAAATAATCGACCCTGTCCCACAAGCTTCCGTCGATCGTCACCGACATAGATTCGTGTATGACCGACTTGTACCTTGACTGGATGGACAGGTTCCTTACGCCGGTGCCGGATATCTCCTCGGTTTTCGTCTTGCCCTCGAGACCGACGACGCTCGCGTTGACGAGCGAGTTTGCCGGTATGATGATGTCCTCGTCGAACATGGGGTTTCCTTCCGAATCGGCTGCGAACAGCTCCATGTCCAGTGACGAGCCGCCGCCGTTGACGGTTATCACGTGTGGCGTCATTATGGATATGTCGGTGGTTATCGGGTTCGTCAACGAAGCCGTCCAGTAGCTTTTCGCCGAGATCGGCGGCTGCGGCTCGAAACCGACTAGCTTGCATAGCCTGAAGGCGTTGTCGATCTCGGTCACGGTGTCTATGAAAATCTCGTTGGCTATCTGGTCCATCTTGAAGGACAGGGTGTCCGCCACGAAAGCCCAGTTCTCCAGAAGCATGATCGCCAGAGAAGACTCGACGAAGTCGTTGAACTCTTTCCCGAACCTCTGCTGCGTGAATTCTATGAGCCTGTTCTTCATCGACCAGAAATCCTGGTTCGTGTAGTTGAGGTTGAACACGTTCGGCTTCTTTATGAGTTCCGACTTCGCGAAAGGTTCTATAAACGGGCAGTTGTTGGACATGTAATCATCCCCCCAGTGGAAGTTCTAGTTTTAATTCGTTGATCTTCGTTATCTCGAGCCTGTCGAAGAAGGTTATCCTTATGAGAAGAACCCTCTCGCTGTTGACATCTTCCTCCAGGGCGCTGGCGCTCGAGGAATCGAGCTTGTTTTGGATGTATATGTTCTCGATCGCGACCCTCGGTTCCCACAGCTTCAGAGACTTCGCTATCATCTGCTTAGCCTTCGCGATGATCGACACGTCGCTCTGCTCGAAAAGGAGCTTCCTCAACGGGGTTCCGAAGTCAGGCAGCATAACCCTCTCCTTCGGATTGGTCAGGAGAAGCACGAGCATGTCGGACTTTATCTGGTCTACCCCGCCCTGTATGTAGAAAAACCCCCTTGGGGTTTTGGTTATCGGGTACGGGATTCCTTTGAAGTCATTGTTGTCTATCATTTGTTCCTTGAAAAAATTTCCTTATCCGCCTAAGGGTCGGAGCTGCTTTCTACGCGGGACTTCCATAGCACTTCTTCTTGCCTCTCAATATTATCGGCAATGTTACGCAAGGGTCTGATTTCTTGAGACTTCCTATCACCTTGGAACTCACCTTCACGGTCCCGGTAGCCGGATCATACATGCAAACGAACCCGATTTCAGGACTTTCCTTCTCCCCCTCGTCGCCGGCTAAGAGCAATATATTATCCTTCGCGAAGAATATATGGGACTTTTCGGTCACATTTATATAGTAATCCTTTGAGTAAACAAGTTTTATGCCGCTTACAATTTCCACCTTGTTGGAAGGTTTGGAGCAGCCGCCCGTTTCCCCGACAACCTCAACCATGTCTTCGCTGGTGACCACCAGGTATCTTCCCCCTGTCCTCAGCATGACCTGCCCCGGCTGGTCTCCCTCGACTTCCTGGAAACGCATGATGTGCGGTCCGTGGCAGTTCTTGTACTGGGGCGAGTATATCTGGATGAACTGCTGCTTCGTCTCGGTCTGCGAGTCCAAGTCGTTCATCTCGATCTCCAGACCGTAGCCGGACCTTATCTTGATGTAAGCCTTCTTCGCCAGGGGCGCGGGCTTGCCACCGTGACCGGGCGCTCCCCCGCTTGGAGCCTCGTTCTGGTTTTCCGGACCGAAGTTCTTCCTGCACGGCGCGCACTGCTCGTTGCCCTCGTCTATCATCTCGAACCTGTGCTTGCTGGTAGTCTGCATGCTTATCCCGCGGTTCTTCCCGGCTACGCACTGCGTGTCGTCGTGGTCGTTGAGCTCGATGCGGTTGCCGTAAGCGGTCAGGAGCTTTATGCCGTTCCATTCGCTCCTTACGCAAGGGTCGCTCTCCATGTCCGACATCTCTATCATGTGACCCGTCGCGCTCTGGATGTAGACCCTTCCCTGGAACTTGTCGGTGCAGCCGAAATCGAACGGCTTGGTGCTCCTCTCCCAGTTTGGCTCACCGGTCGGGTCGTCGACCGAGTCGTCCATGACCATGGTGTGACCGGATACCGACATCAGCTGTATGCCGGACTGCGGCAGGTCGCAGGTGTTGTTCTGCGGGGTGCCCGGTCCCTTGTATGGTCTGCACTCGTTCTCGTGCTTGAAATAAGGGTTCTGACCCTTCTGCGACTTGTAGTTTTTCGATTTCGGGTGGGCGGTGCTTGGATGCCCCCCTATTATCTTCCCGCCACACACCGGCGTCTCCTTGGGCGGGGCATACTTCGGCTGTATGTCCTTCGCCTTGGCGTTCTGCTCGTCAAGCGCTTCCCTTGCCGCCGAAAGTTCGCCGTCGTTCACGTTCGTTCCGGTCGTAACCAGACCCCTGTCTATGCCGAGGGTCCTCGCCAGGTCTGGATACGGCTTCTCCGTGACGCCGTCTATGCAGCTCACGTCGTCGTCGGGAACAAGTTCCTCCGTGTTCGAATAGTGAGGCTTGCAGTCCGGGTGCGACCACTGACCCGCGTAGTGGAGGTGGTCGTCCTTCATCATCAGCCAGTTTCCGGTGCTTGACATCAACTCTATTCGCTTCCATTTCCTGTTGCACTTCGGGTCCCCGTCGACCATCTTGAGCATGTGCTTTTCCGGGGTCTTGAAGCCGTAGATGTTCGGGTAGGTTATGAGTTTCTGAACCTCCGGCTTGTCGGCGAAGTCGAGTATGGAGGTAAGGTCGAAACCGTTGTACGACTCCGTGTTCCAGGGCGGCAGGACCTGGGACTCGTCGTTCGGACCGACGAGGTATCCCTTCCTGTGCCCCTCCCATATCTTGATGTACTCGTCCATCATGTTCTCGAGACCCCAGATGTGCTGACCCGCGGATCCTCGGTCCCTGTGCCACACCGTGCCCATGTAGTATGGGGCGGACCTGTGACCGCTCTCGAACACAAGGGCTACCGAAGATCCGGCTGGCGGAACCCAGCTCAGACCGGAATCGTCGAACCCACCCATAGCCGATATCGGGTGAGCCCACGGGAGTTCCTTGACGTCGACGTCTGGCTGGTGGAGCTTGGGATGGAAGAACCTAACCCGGTTCTGCTTCCATATGTCTATGGTGTCCACGACCAAGCCCACGTACAGACCGAAGTTCATGTCCGTGGTCATCGGCACGCTGTTCTGCATCACCGTCCTAGCTACGGATTGGGTCTCGTAATTCACGTCGCCCAGAAGGTTCTGGATCGATACCAGGGACCTTTTGATGCTCTCGACTTCCTCTATGACATTCATTTGTTGCTGCCTTCTGAAAAATTTGAAATTGTTCCTATTGCTCCGCCCATGCGACTTGCCGACTCTGACGCAGAGCCACCTAGACCGGATCGCCCTTGTATGACCCGTCGCCGGTATTCTCGTATGTCTCCCCGCCGGATCCCGGACCTCCTGCTGGGTCTGTAGCCTTCAACTCCCCGTTTGGCATCGCCAACTCGACGGTCAGCTTGGTTATGAATTTCCCGGCTTCTATCTCATGGCTAGCGCCCTTGATCATCCACTTGCGGTTCGATAGCACGGTGTTGATGTTCGGGCTTGCGATCCATGTGCACTCACCTTCGGAAGACTCTATGGCATATGGGCTGAGCACGAGTATCGACACGAACCTCGCCACATTTTGCACGAACGAATGGTAGCTCGCGTCGCCTATGAGTATAAGCTCTCCTTTGATGGATTGCGATTGGTCGAAATCCTTGTTTGCCGTGGTATGGGCGGCTTCGCTGTCTTTCGTGACCTTGGCGACGTCTCCGGGGGATATCTGGTAGTTCAGCTCGCTCCTCGCCGGGGTCTCGACTCCCGATCCTGAAGCCTCTTTCGGTTTTGCCTCCGGATCCACTTCCGCGGACTTGAATTCGCCGCTTTTGCTTGACCCCCCGTGCCCGCCGTAGCCTCCGCCGTCAAGTATCCAGTTTATGGTCGGCTTGAAGGATATGACCGGGCTGCAATTCCCCCCGTTGACTATATAGCTTGCTATGACGCCGTCGCAATCGCAGTTCTCGCCGTTGCCGCACTTCATGTCCTCCTGTATGATCAGCTTGGGATTTGATTCGGTTGGGTCGTACATGAAGAAAATCCCCTTTTCGTCCTTGGTCCTTATCACGCTGAGCCAGTTCCTCAATGTCGACAACAAAGGCAGCTCGTTAGCCTGCCACACAGCCTTGATTCCGCCCGGGGCGAACTCGAATTCCAATTCTCCCAAATCCTTGTTCCTGAACTCCACTTCTAACTCCGGGTCGTTGTTCATGCAAACATGCTCCACGGCTTCCTTCAACGTCGACGTGTTTGCGTCATCCCCCTCATTCCTGACGATCCTCCTCACGAAGTGCCTTTGCAGTATGTCCTTGCACTTGAGCTTGCATGTCGCTATGCCGTTGTCTATGTCCGTGCTGAGTTCGAGCGGAATAACGTGTATCCAAGGGGAGAGGGGCGGCGCCGAATCCTTGGGGGCATAGACATCATCGCATTTCTTCGTCTGCCATCCGAAACGAAACATGGACTCATTGTATTCTTCTTTGGCCAGCTTGATGGACTTGTTCAGGAGCTTGACCAGCCTCTTGTATCCTTTCGACCCTTCCGCTATGATCACGAAGTCGACATCCAATCCTCCGTTTCCGCTCGACACGCCAAAATTCATGGATTTTATAGCCATCTTATGCGGGTCTTGGAAATACGACTCGTTGCCGCAGTAAAGGTGCAGGTCCTTTATCTTTATCTCGACATATGGAAGGTATATGTTGCCTTCCGGCGGCTCCTCTGGGGTGCCGCATTTGAGGAAATTCAAAACATCTTTGCCGTATGTGCAAGCCATTGAAACCTCATATGACGTTAGATGGTATCCGTATGCTCAAGCCCGACTTGAAGTCGTATATGTCCTTTATCCCGTTGGACTCCATGATCTTCCACCAGAACATGGTGCTGCCGTAAAACTCCGCGGATATCAGGTCAGGTCTGAACTCGGATGACTTGTTTATCACGGTGTACTTGTTTTTTTTGTCGGAATCGAAGTTTTCTTCCTTCTTGTATATCGGGTAGGTTATGTACTTGTTCTCGCCGTAGTAGATGACGTCGGATTTATAGTACCTGCTGCCTACCGGCACGAACGTCGAGGCGAATATTCTGTTTTTTTCTATTTTGTTTGCCATTTTCTCAGCTCTCTTTGATTCCCGTTGTTAGTTTGCGAAAGACGACCTGGTCGGTTCATCACCCGCCGTTGTCCATGATATCCTCGGCATACGGAAGGTCGGCCGACGGATACGCGACCTCAAGCGACAGGGATATGTCCACCTTGTAGGGTATACCGGTCTTCTCGTCCCACGGCACCGAAGGGTCGAACTTGACGCTGTAGCTCTTCAGGACGCAACAAAGCTCGTCCTCGGCCAAAAGACTGAAGCATTTAACCTTCATGATGGGAGGCGGCGCGTACGTCGTGCTTTGCTCCTCCATCGGATAGACGTGAGCCTCGAGCCATCTTATCGTGTTGAGTATGGCGCTCGCCGACTGACCGCCGCTCTCGCTCTGGACGAACATGTGGACGTCCATGCTGATCGCCCTCTCCTCCGAATAGGCGTAGTTCTTGTACGGGGCGCTCCTACCTATGCCGGTTTCCGCGGTATAGTTCGCGGTCTTCCCGTCCGATATGTCGGGCAGGTTGTCCATGACGAGACCGCTGCCACTCTCGCTGTACAGGTTGGACCCGTCGAGGTCGCTTGTTATGTAGCAATCGCTCAATGGTATCAACTTTCCCGTTTTGTCTGTCGCCTTCATTTCAAAACCCCTTATCTAGGTGAGCTTGAGCCCATGTTCGTTATCTGCTTGCCGGCGGTCGCGCTATGTGATCCGTACGGCCATTTCGCGTCTTTGGCTGGTTTCGAGCCTGTTTTCCTGACCGAGGTGTCAAGGGGAGCCGCGCCGCCATCCCCGCTTTTCGCTGGCTCCGTGAACACCTTCAATAAACTAGTAAGTACCTTGACCATTTCAGCCTGCATCTTCGTCTGCTCGCAGGTCTCGTCCTTCATCTCGCTCAGTTCCGGCGAGGACACGTTGGTGTTGCTAGGCTCGGAAGTCACGACATCCTTGCTGACCTTTTCCCTCATCGACTCTTTCATCGGGGGCACCGTCGCGACCTGATCCGCGCAACAAACGGAAGATCCCATTTTTTCTACTCCTGACCACAGTGCCGACCCGGCACCGCCGATTGCGGAGCCAACCATCGACAAGCCACCGCCGACAATGCTTGTTGCGCCACTTGCCACTCCTCCGATTGCGGAACCGATTGCTGATATGCCACCAGTAACAAGACTTGCCGCACCACTTGCCACGCCGCCGATCGCGGAACCAACCAATGACAAGCCACCGCCGACAATGTTTTTAGCAAGGCTTGCAGTTCCACTTATTGCGGATCCAACCAATGACAAGCCGCCGCCGACAATGTTTTTAGCAAGGCTCGCAGTTCCGCTTATCGCCGAGCCAACTGCTGATATGCCACCACCGACAATGTTTTTGGCAAGACTTGCGGTCCCGCTTATCGCTGATCCAACTGCTGATATGCTGCCAGTAACAAGACTCGCTGCACCACTTGCCACGCCACCGATCGCCGAGCCAATCAATGACAAGCCGCCGCCGACAATGTTTTTTACACCACTTGCCACGCCACCGATCGCCGAGCCAACCAGTGACAATCCACCGCCGACAATGTTTTTGGCAAGGCTTGCGGTCCCGCTTATCGCCGAGCCAACCAGTGACAATCCACCGCCGACAATGTTTTTGGCAAGGCTTGCGGTCCCGCTTATCGCCGAGCCAACCAGTG